TATTATGATATTTTTCAAATAGAAAAAGGTTCAACTTCACTATTGAATAATAAATTTATAGAAGATAAGTTCTTGGATTAGGATATATACCTTCATAGAAGGTGAATATATGTCGGACAACATCACAAAGATAAAAAGTTCGATTCAAGAATTAAAAAATCTCTCAAAGATTTTGATTCCATACAATTATCCCATTAAAAATTCAGAAGCTTACGAAGAAGATCTACTTATTTTTAAAAGTAGAAAATATGTCGTTGATGGATATTCTGTAGTAGCTCATTACCAAAGATGTGATTACGAACATTATTATATGGATGTTTTACAACTTTATGGTGACTATAGCACCTTTTTGCCGATTTCTGTTAATTGTAAGATTGCAAAGTTGTTTTTAGGAAATGATGAATTGTTTCTCATAGAGACCTATAAGCAACAAAAAAAGATATACTGTTGGACAGTTTGTTTGAACAAGGAGGAGAGGGTGATTGAATCTCCAATTCGTAAAGATGGTGACTATACACATCGTTTCTATGATGGGTTCAAATACTTTTATATTCCTCCTAGCAAAGTTTTTTTCATTTAAAAATTTTACGAGGTGTAATCATGAGTCAAAATAAAATACAATCTATGATTGTAGAGCATCTTATGAGGCATGGGAAAATTGAATTACTTTTGCCGGACAATGTTACATTAGAAATAGGAATAACACAAGAAAATCAAAGAGGAAAATTTATAAAGAAAAATGACTATTGTTGGGTTATGGCATCACAAAATGATCGAACAGCATGTATTGATGCATTCAATTTAGGGCTTCGTTTTGCGGATGATAAAAACGCCTTAATACTAGAAGACAGCTTCATCAATCAAGATGGAGACCATGTAAGAAGGCTAGATGTAGTTTAAATACAATCGTATATGTTGCCTAAAGTTTTGGAATGACTTAGAATTCCTGTAGATAGTAGGAACAACTCGGTAGTTCCTACGGCAACCTTGTTTTCTGCGAGTGGAACCAAAAAGTCTACCCATATAATGAATCCATTATTTGTAAGTTGGAATCTGGATATCATTATTTGTGTTCCTTTTTGTTTATATGATGTATTGGGAACAATGTCGAAATTATTTTTATGTTCTTGGACTAAATCATTGATTGTTTTCAATAATTTTGGAGCATCTAAGAACTCAGCCCATTTGGAGACTAGTAGTTCTTCAAACTTTTTTTGGTTAAAAATCTTTTCCATATCTGAGGTATAGTATGAAAAATATCGATCATTTTTTAAAAGAATACTTTTATAGGCTTTCTGATGAGAATCTAAAAGTGCTTCATAGTAGACTTCATTTTAGGTATCAAGGCGACATTCCAGAAGTCTTGAATTTTGTTGGAAATAACAAAGATCTTGACAGATGGCTTGGCGGAGCATCTGGATGCTTTGATTTTTATGGCATGGTTGACACTATGCACGAAGCTGTAAATCGTGAATATCAAAAGAGATTTGATATTCACCGCTAATAAATTTAATAGCAGACAAGTCTAAATAATCATATCCAGACGATGGAGATAAATGATTATTTGGACTTGTCCTATTTGTAAAACCGATGATTTGACATTGAGATATAGTTCTGGAAAAATGCGTACATGCAAAGATTGTCAGAAATATAAAAATATTCAAGCAAATTGTTCTGTCAAAAGAAAAAGAAAAAAAACTCCTCAAGTCGCTATCACTCAAGAAGAATTTCTCACATGGATAAAATCACATGTGAGAAAATGTTTTTATTGTGGTGTCACAGAAGCAGAACTTTTAAATTTATCAATATATTCACAAATTGGATTGTTAGTTGAATCATTGGGCGTAGATCGCATCGATAGCGATAAGGATTACACGCTTGATAATATCGTTCTTTGCTGTCTCGCATGCAATAAAGTAAAGAGCAATAGTTTTAGCCAAGAGGAAATGGGATCTTTGGGAAAGACCATTTCGCAAATTTGGCAAATTAGAAAAGAAAATAAAATCAATTTTTAAATGTTATCTTTCCCAACAAAGCTGCTTTTGCTATCATGTGCAATTCAACCTTAAGAGAAATAATGTTATGAGCGAATTGATTCAAATAATAGATCAGACCGATCTGGTTCCTTGTTCGAAATATCCATACGCAAAATGGGAATATGAAAATTTCAATCCAGTTCAAAGTAGAATTTTTGAAGTTTTTGAAAATGATGCTAATTTTTTGGTTTCCGCAAGAACTAGTGCCGGAAAAACTGTTATTGCTGAAATGTTTTTGGCTCAAGAAATTCGTAAGCGTGGTGGCAAAGGAATGTTTCTTGCACCATTAAAAGCCTTGGCTCAAGAAAAAATAGACCAATGGACAGACTTGTCATATCATTTTCATGATTTGAATATTTCAATATGCACAGGCGATTATAGAATTACCGAAAAAAGACAACAAGAATTGTCAAAATCAAATCTAATCATTATGACTTCAGAAATGCTCAACCATAGGGCAAGAAATATCAATTCTGAAAAAAGTGCTTATCTGAAAGAAATAGGAACTTTAGTAATTGATGAATCTCACCTTTTGACAGTTCCCGGAAGAGGCGAACATCTTGAGGTTGGATTGATGAAATTCACTCAAATTAATCCAAATTGTCGGATTGTTCTTTTGTCTGCAACTATGCCAAATGTGAGTCAAATCGCAGAATGGTTATGTGAACTCAATAAAAAGAAAACTTATATTTTGAATTCTGAGTATAGACCAGTGCCTTTAGGAATTCACTATGAAAACTACGATGATGAGCATTGTTATTCTTATGATATTGAAGAAAAGGCAAAGATTGACAAAGCTTTGGATATTATAAACGATTATCCCGATGATAAATTTTTGGTTTTTGCACACACAAAAAGAACTGGCGATTTGATAACTCGTACATTGAAAGCTAATTCAATTGATTCAGAGTTTCATAATGCAGATTTGGATAAAGATAAAAGAATTGATTTAGAAAGAAGATTTAAGAAAAAAGATGGCTTGAGAATTATTGTTGCAACTCCAACTTTGGCTTGGGGAGTGAATACACCTGCTAGGCGTGTGATTATACTTGGAGTTCATCGTGGCAAGGATGAAGTAGAAACTTATAATGTGACTCAAATGGTCGGTAGATCAGGACGATTAGGAATTGATCCTCGTGGCGATGCTTATATCTTATTGCCAAACTCTAATGCAAAAAGACATCGTGACAGATTGAATACTCCACAGAATATTACTTCTAAACTTTTAGAGAAGCCAAGAAATCTCGCATTTCATTTGGTGAGTGAAATTCATCATAGATCAATTGAAAATGTTGCAGATATTAAGAAGTGGTATGAAAGATCATTGGCTAGTTTTCAAGCAAGGAATCTTAATCAGACTTATATCAGCGAATTGCTTGTCGAAATGATCGATAGAAAAATTGTTCATAACGATGATGGTAATTTGGAAGTTTCTAGTGTTGGAAAAATAGCAAGCATTTTTTATTACTCTCCGTTTGACATTGCTGATTACAGTAGAAATTTTTATTTTCTATTTAAGGAAAAAAAACAAAACTCTGATTTACATGTTGCTTTGGCTTTGGCAAAAATTGATACCAATAGAGCAAATATAGTCAACACTGCAGAAAAACAAGAAATGAGCTTGTTCGACAAAAGACTACAAAAAGATTTTTATTCAGAATATAAATTTTTAACAGAAGGAATCAAGAAATCTGCCTTTTGTTATTTCAATTTGTTGAATGGATCGTATGTAACGGCTTTGGCTGGATATCAAAGAAGTTTGCAAAGCGAATTTGAAAGAATACAGCAGATATTGATTGCACTTGATTCTATGAGTGGGAAATGGGGTCAAGAGTCATTTTTAAGGGATTTGGGAAGTCGCATTAGACATGGAGTGCCAGCACATCTTATAAATTTGTGTCAGTTGCCAAATGTAGGGAAAGTTAGAGCGACAAAGTTATATGATTTGGGATATAAAGATGTTGATTCTGTTGCCGAATTGGATGATGCCAAATTGAAAAAAATATTGAATCTTAAAGAAGATTTGGTCAAAGAAATAAAAAGCGTTGCATTAAGACTTTCTGCGCTTTAACCTGTTTACTCTTTCCATTAGCTTTGCTATGTTTAAATAGCCCTTTGCACCTTTTTTCACAGATCTAGCTCTAAAGAATACCTTTGCAGCAAGAAGGCTCTTTGGTGTGCATTGAGTGTCAATCCAGCAGGGTGTGCAACAATCTGCATTTATTCCTGTTGGCTCAAGTGAAACAACAATTGGATCTCCATCGGCAACAAATACGCTATCTTCTTCTTCTGTTATTGTTGTGCCATTTATTACTAGATCGAATTCGCAATCACCATCGATTTTTGTGGCAAATACAAAGCCATCACCAACCATTCTTAACGACACATCTGGATCAAAGTTTGTTTGCCCTTCTGTTCCATCTACTATTTCTATGCAACAGCTATCAACAGTTAATTGAATTTCTACCACTTCGCATGGCACTGAACAGCTTCCCCCAAGAGCAAAAACATAATTATCTGAATTTTTATTTGATTTTTTTTTAAATTTTGGAAAAGGTATGAGATGAGATCCAATGTTTATAGTTTCCCAATTTTCTTTTTCAAATAATTCTCTTAGTAATGGTGCCGGTTCTTCTGGCGGAGTTGGATCTTCGCATTTACATCCTTCGGGATAATCTACTTCGTCATAAGCTGGTCCTATTTCAAAAAAAAGACTAACACTAGTGCAGCATGGTGGTGGACAACATTTAGAATCTGAGCATGAGCAACCACAGACTGGATCTCCTGCAATACCATTTTTAAAAGGACCTTCACAAGCCATTACTTATTGATTCTCTTGTTTTCCGAAGAAATTCTGTGGATATTCAATCTTAACAATGCCGTTTTCTTTTGTTGGATTGCCCTCCTTATCTTCTGTCCACCATCTGACTTGCTGAACTTCAATCCCAAGTTCATCCATATGACATCTATCATTTTTATCTACTGGCAGATGATGTTCAGTGCCATCAATTAGAACTGCAACTTTACATTCTTTTTTTTCATGATTGTAAAGCAAACAATTTTTACATATTGGTTCTATTTTTTTCATAGGTATCATAAGAAATTATAAGTGACAATTGGTTATAAAAAACAGACTTGGCTGTTGATAAAAATTTATAAATGATTTATGATTACTAAAACAACGAGGATTTCATTATGAAAATTATTGGTTTTGCATCGCAATTAGCTATGGGAAAAGATACTGCAGCCGATTATTTGGCTATCGAACTTAACCGTGTTCAAACTACAGGAACATGGGAAAGAGGAGCATTTGCAAACGCTGTAAAAGACACATTTTGCAGGGCGTTCAATGTCGATAGAGATTTTCTAGAAAAATGGAAAAGAATTGATGATGCACCTCCCGGAATGAAAATGAATATCCGCAAGGCGTTACAATTCGTTGGTGATGGATTTCGTCAAATTGTAAGCGATATATGGATTGATATAGCCTTAAGAGATAATGGCAAGCAACTTATTGTTTCTGATTGTCGATATATCAATGAGGCAAAAAACATTCGTGGTCGAGAAGGTATCAATGTTATCATGTATCGTCCTAATTATTTCAATAATGATACCAATCCTTCAGAATCTCAAATAAAACCAATCATTGAATGGTGTTTAAAAACTCAAAAAGAAGGCGAAATCATGCATAATGATCCAAATGCACCAGAGGGAAGCGAACTTTATGATTATTTTCTTATAAATGACAAAGAAATAGTCGATCTTCATTACAAAATTAGAGACCAATTAATTCCTTTTATTGAGAGGGCGTACAATGTCAGTAACTAATTATACATTACATCCAAATATTATTGTTCCAAAGGGTTGGGGACATGAACAATGGATATGTAATAACGAAAAATATTGTGGTAAGATTCTTTTTTTTAATCCAAAAAAGAAATGTTCTATCCATTATCATGCTATAAAGGATGAGGTTTTATTTATTTTAGAAAATGATATAGAGATGTTATATGGATGGGGTGGAGAAGAATTAAAATCAATTATTTTAAAAGCAGGAATGTCTTTTCATATTCCTACTGGATTAAGACATCAAATGATAGCTGGAGAAAATGGAGCTAAAATTATAGAATTTTCTACGCATCATGAGGATAGTGATTCGATTAGATTGGAAAAAGGAGATTAGATTTTAAGACTTTGTTATCTCATCAACTCTTCTTTTAAGTTTTCCTATACCAACTTCCGTCATAACTACAAACTGCCAACCTCTTGCTTGGCAGTGATGTTGACATGCAGCCCACTTAGCGTGATTTTTTGGCAATTGCGTTTGATTGGCTGGCTTTATTTCCCATATTTCTACATGTCCATCCATAAAGTAAATACTAAGATCCGGATTGTATTCGTGCTTTTCTCCTTCAAAAATATAATCAACTTTGAATGGTTCAACATCGTATTTTATAACTTCTGGCAAATATTCTAATTGTTCATATACTTCTACTTCGTAGCCACTTCGATAATGCATTTCTTTTCTATTTTTTCCTGACATGAAATAACCTTCACGAAATTTTGGCTTTTGCTGCTTTAATTTTCCACTTTTTTTATCAATATCTTTCCAGATTGTTGCTCGCATTTGTCCTATCTTTGGAATATCTTTTTCATGCGGATGCTTTGATTTAAAATGTAGCCTTAGATCTCTGACTGGACAACCACATCTTTGTAGTGGGCATACAACATAATCACGACCAAGTTCGTGAGTATCCTTTATGTGTTTGCTATACTCGTCATATTCGTAATAGGCTCTGCCACATACGAAACATTGATATTTGCGAACATGATTATTTTTTTGAAATGGCAATGTCATTTAATTTTTTTGTGCAGAATTTTTTCTGCTTCATCTCTGTCTAAAATTTTAATTTTTTTCATTTCTTTCATATTGAACATTGATTCTGATTTTTCGTCATTGATACTTTTAACGATATTTATTGCAAGGACTCTAATTTCGTCTCGAACTCTTTTATCTTCTTTTTTGTCATTCATTGTGGCAAATGTCAATCTGCCATCTTCGTTTGCTCCATAGATATTGTCACCTTTTTGAAAAAAGAAAATTAATTCATTTTCATCAAAAAAATTTTGAATCTTATCTTCCTTAAGAAGATATGTATCCCAAGTTGCCATGGTGTTTTTAAAATTTTCTATATCGTTCATCATATATTTATATATCCACGCCATCCTAAAACAAAATTATTATGGAACAGTACAATAGTTTATTTTAATTAATTGTTTTTCATAAGTTAGCGGGTAATATTATATATAGAAATATGAGCTTCGCAGGATTCAAAAAATATATTGAAGAAATGGACCCTTCTCCTGAGAAAAAATCAGAAGATGAAGGCAGTGAATCTACGCCAGTTGGAAATGATTATATTGATACACTCGAAGATGAGTTTGGAATTAAATGGAAAGATTTATCTTCACTTTTGACTTCAGAGCCTTGGGTTGCAACTCATTTTATGATGGGCAAGCCAAATTATGAAATGTCATACAAAGCATCTTCTTGGGAAATCGATCCAGAATCAATTTCTAAAAATGGAGCATATATTCGTTTAAAGCCAGACAAGAGAACGAGAAGTTTTCTTAAAAATGGAAGCCTTAATAGGGCTACACCAGATAAAAATAAATATTATTTAAGTCGTGACGAACTTGTAAAATTTTTGACAACCGCATGGGTTCCTGCACCACCACCAGCAGATGCAGGTGGTATGCCTCCAGATGCAGGTATGGGAGGGATAACATGATATCGTTCAAAGAATGGTTGAAACAAAATGAAGTCGCAACAGCAGCAGCACCAGCTGCGGGTGGCGGAATGACATCGACTGGTGATGTGGCTGTTTATGCAAGACCTATTGGCATTGGAACAGTGACTAGAAAATCACCAAGTTTGATAACTGTTGATGATCTTGAGAAAAAAAAAAGAAAAAAAGTAAAATTTTAAAAATGTTTCCTAATCTGCCAGATGTTGTCATGGGAGACATAGGTTGGTTCTAATTGCTATTCTCATTTCCCTTTATTTTTTCTATAATATAACTCATAGAATAAGATTTAACTATTTTGGAGTTATCTCATGCATGATGTTTTGACAAATGTTTCAGAAAAAACAATTAAATGCTTGGACAAGGGTCATGTGACGATTCTTGATGTTATGCCAAGACTTGTTCCAGATGACAGGAAGACCGCAGATTATGCAATAGTTCAAGCTGCTAGAGTTTCTTATGGAGATGGAACTAAGACCATTAATGAAGATAGAGGATTGATTCGTTACCTGCTTCGTCAGAAGCACACAACCCCATTCGAAATGATTGAAATAAAATTCAATGTGAAAATGCCCATATTCATAGCCAGACAAATGGTAAGGCATAGAACCGCTAACATTAATGAATACAGTGGAAGATATTCAATGATGAAGGATGAATTTTATAAGCCAGAAATTGAAAATGTGAGGCAACAATCATCAGTAAATAAACAAGGAAGTGGCGAATCAATAAATGAAGTTGATGCTTCTAACTTCATTGAAAAAATAGATTTTATCTGCAATCAATCATATGAGGAATACGAAAAAGCAATTCAAAATGGTGTGGCTAGAGAACAAGCCAGAATGCTCCTACCAGTCAATTTGTATACAGAGTGGTATTGGAAAGTGGATCTGCATAATCTTTTGCATTTTTTAGCCTTGCGTTGCGATGCTCATGCCCAATGGGAGATTAGAGTGTTTGCAAATGCTATGCTAGAACTTATCAAACCTATTGTTCCTTGGGCTGTTGAAGCTTGGGAGGACTATCATGAGCATCGTGGAGCGATTAGATTGACCAAATTGGAAGTAGATGCAATGGTCTCATCCTTGGGAGGAATATCTGTGAATTCTTTAAAAACAGATAATAAAAGGGAACAGGAAGAGTGGAAAACTAAAGCTGCAATGCTTGGCTTGTCTGTTAAAAATATAGAAAAATAAATTGTGTAACTCAAATAATAGCAACATCTATTATTGGGCTGCACATATGAAGAATATTATAGAATCAATTAATTCTAGCAATTTAAAAATTGGAATCGTTGGAGATTCTATGTTGGACGAATATTTCAATGTAAATGTTCGAAAAATATCTCCAGAATTTCCAATTCCAGTAATGCATTCAGAGGAATGCATGCCAAGTGCAATTCTTCCGGGCGGAGCCGCTAATGTTGCATATCAGCTTAAAAATATAAATAAAAATACATTTCTATGTTCTTTCTTAGATGATTCTGCGAATGAAATTTTACAAAAAAATAAAATTGATACATCATTATCGGTGAGTATAAGTCCTTATTTGGTTCCAAGAAAAAAAAGATTTTATAGTTCGGATTTTCCGACATATCGTTGGGATGTCGAGAAAAATAATTATGGCATGAACAAAGATGAATTGCAGGAGGCTTCTGAAAATCTTTGCAAAAAAATCATGTCAAAAGATTTTGATGTTTTGATATTTTCTGATTACGACAAAGGATTATTCGCCAATTCAATTGTTTCTTCTTTGGCAGAAAAACATCCATGCTCCATAAGGATTGTTGATCCAAAAAAAGATATTACAAAGTGGAAAGGATGCACACTCATAAAACCAAATACACAAGAAGCTTGTGCGATTACCAATGAAAAAGAAAAGCCTAAGCAAATTGATTCAATAATAAAACAAACTAATTGTAAGTCTGTAATTATAACTTCGGAAGGAAGTGGGTTTTTTGGATTTAATGAAAATTACTTTGAATATAAGAATCCAAAATCAGACAAACAAGCCAATAGTGTTATTGGTGCAGGAGACTGTTTTATTGCATTTTTGGGATTATGCTTGGGCAACAACATACCACTTGAAGAAGCTGCTGAATTCGCATTTTCTATGGGTTTAATTTATGTCACAGAAAAACACAACAAGCCATTAGATATCGACACAATTAAAAAAACAGTTATTGGAAGTTCTTCCAAAATTGTTGATTACAAAAGATTTAAAAAAAGAGATTTTAAGTTGGTCGTTACAAATGGATGTTTTGATATTTTACATGCAGGGCATATAGAGAGTTTAGAATTTGCTAAAAAGCAAGGTGATAAACTTCTTGTTGCTGTCAATAGTGATGAGTCGGTTGGGAAGTTAAAGCCGGGTCGCCCTGTGAATAAAATTCAACATCGAATGCAAATGCTCGCTGCGTTAGAGTGTGTTGATTATGTCGCTTGTTTTGAAGAAGACACACCAATTGAAATTATCAAACATTTAAATCCAGAGGTTTTGGTAAAAGGTCATGATTATATTGACAAGGAAGTAGTTGGCAGAGATTATGCTGGAAAGGTTGTTTTTGCTCCATTTGTCGATGGATTGTCAACAACAAATATAATCGATTCAATTGTCAGAAAAATAATTTAATCACACAAACATTTGTTTTTACATTTGTCATTTTCGTGAGGACAATTGCATTTTTTTTCACACACACACATGCCACATGTTTTATGATCATGTTTAATTTGATTTTTGACACCAGAAAGTTGTGAATACATTACGAAAATACTTAGAAAAAAACCAAAAATCATACCAAACAAAACTCTAGTTAAACAACATTTTTTCATTTTATTCCTTTCTTCTATATATATGTTTATAAGGAGTAAATATGAATTCATTCAAAAATTGGTTGAAAATTACAGAAGAGGGCGATTTTGATGCACAACTTTCTGGAGCCATCCAAGGAAAATCAGCGATGCTTTCTGCAGACCCAAAGATTGGGAACAATCCAAGTGCAATTGCCGACAAGATCATAAAAGACACAGAAGTTAAAAATCTAATGTTAAAATCTAAAAATCCAGTAACACTTAATCCAGCAGCATTACAAAAAACAATTAAGACTCAATTGGATGCTGCTCAAAAAGATCAGGGTAAAGCTACAGCTGGAGTTCTAAAATAATAAATGAAAACTTTTCAGCAGTTTTTAAATGAGAAGATGTATGGCTTCAATTCTAGAGGGTCAAATTCTCCCACACAATTAATGTCTAAAAGTGTAAAGCCAGCAAAGCCAATTTTTAGTCTCTTTTCTCCTTTACACTTGAATAAAAAGAAAAAATAACTCCATTAGATCATGATAAGTTACACAGGTGAAAATCTAAGCGTTTTGATTTGTTGTTCGCATCTTTTGCATCATGATTGGATGACATTTCTTAGTTGGTATTCTTTCCAGCAAAATCTTCCAGATGCAAAAATTTCAATATTGTGTAATCGAAAAGATATGAAATTCAATTTATTTAATTGGACTAAGCGTCTTGGCGTTACATTTGAAATAACAAAGAATGATAATCCAATCTCTTGCTTGAACTATGCTCTTAAAAAATCTTATGTTAAATATCCCGTGCTTGTCATATCACCAGACATAATTTGCTTGCAAGAATTAGATGATGAAGAAAGCATTATCAGTTCAAAGCAAAATTATAAAAAAGAAAATTGTTATATTTTGTATAACGAAGTTGATGATATTGTAAAAAATGAAAATTTATTTGCTAATGTCAAAGAAAATAAATTTTCTAGATTTGTTTCATATTCTTCTGGGTGGGGGAACTTTAATACAGATTCATGGATAAATAAACTTGGGAATCCATTGAGTGTCTATTCCAAACATGACAATGTGATGCTTACTATTAATGAAAGACGATTTTCAAATATATGGAAAGATGCATGTAATGTTTTCCATAGTGTTTGTTGAGGAGAAAAAATGAAGCGATTTGATTATTATGATGACGAAGAGAATGAAGACGAATCAAACGAACCTCCAATTTCACCGCAAGAATATAAAGAATTGATTGCAGAAGATCAAGCTTTACAGCAAGAAGGTGTCGAACTTACATATTTGGCTTTGAATCAAAAGTTAATTGCTAAATCTATAAAAGTCTGTGAAAAATCTTTCTTTTGGAAGTTTTATAGTTTGCAAACTCAATTAAGCATGATCTCGAAGGTATATTTTCAGTTGCGAGATCTACAAGAAATTTAGGAATATATATCATGCCAACATATGCGTTCGAATGCAAGAAATGTACAAAAGTATGGGAAGAAGTAGCGGAATACGATAAAACTGGAAAATATTCAAAAGTTTCCTGCCCTAAATGTAAATCAAAATCCAAAAACAAATTATTGACTACTTGTCGTTTTAGTTTCACAAATCCAGTAGGAACAGATGTTTGGAATAGTGAATCAAAAGGGCATGATTATCGACATAATTTCAATGTTGATCGTCCCGGCGGTGTCCGAGACCAAAGAAAAAATGCAAAAGAAAATAGCCATATGGGATCAGAACCATATAGTCCAATAAATGATATTGATAGTGATTCTTCATGGGGCGAAATAAAATAATCATTTATATGTCTTTTTTAATTTTGTGAACTCACCTTATAATAATGCAGATCTAATTAACTAGATTTTTATTGGAGATTTAAATGGACGAACTTAAAAGATTCATAGGCAGATTCAATCAAAGCAAATTTAAAATTCTTAACGGAGAAATGTCATTTTCCGAATACATTGATCTGTGCTATCAGCAACCAAGACTTGTTCGTAATTCTTGGCAAATGATTTACGACATGATTATGGAAAAGGGTTGTCATGCCGTTGAAGAATACAGAAAGACATACAAACATTATAATTTTTTTGATAATCAGGAATGTCCAATCATTGGTCTGACACCAACTAAGGATTCTTTGGTTAAGTTCATCAAAGGTGCAGCTGGATATTTTGGTACTGAAAAAAGAATTCTTCTTTTGCACGGACCTGTAGGTAGCTCTAAATCTACAATCTGTAGATTGTTCAAGCGAGAATTGGAAAATTATTCCACAACCGATGCTGGTGCTTGGTATACTTTCAAATGGATAAATCTTCCGACTGGACAAGATGGAATTTATGTCAAAGAAGAAGACGAATGCCCAATGCATGAGCAGCCACTTAAGTTGCTTCCTCCAGAAATTCGTAAACCTATTATGGATGATTTGAATCGAGTTCTTTCTGAGTCTGTATCTGCAGAAGAGAGAAATGAACTATATGCATTGAAGTGCGAGGGAGAGCTTGATCCAAGATGCAAGTTCTTTATGAAAGAACTTTTGATTAGGTATGATGGAGATCTCGAAAAAGTTCTCGAAAAACATATTCGAGTAATTCGAAAAACATATAGCGAAGCAGATCGTGTTGGTATCGCCACATTCCAACCGAAAGATGAAAAAAATCAAGACTCTACAGAACTTACAGGTGATATTAATTTTAGTCGTATCAGCACCTTTGGTTCCGACTCTGACCCAAGAAGTTTTAATTTTGACGGAGAATTTTGTGTCGGAAACAGGGGAATTATAGAGTTTATAGAAGCTTTGAAGTTAGATCAAGCATTTTTATATGATCTCTTGGGAGCAAGCCAAGAGCAAAGTATTAAGCCGAAGAAGTTTGCACAAGTCTCTATTGATGAGGCAATATTTTGTCATACCAATAGCCCTGAATACGAAAGGCTTAGAAGCAATCAATATATGGAAGCGTTGCGTGACAGGACTGTAAAGATCGATGTTCCTTATACTCTTCGATGGGGCGAAGAACTTAAAATCTTGGAAAAAGATTATGGTGTAGATAGGGTCAAACAACATATCGCACCACACACACTTGAAGTTGCTGCTCTATGGGCAGTTTTAACCAGACTTCATGATGATAAGGATGGTAAAATTTCCTTAGTCGAAAAGGCAGAGCTTTATGACGGCAAACTTCTTTCTGGATGGACAGAAGAGCAAGTCAAAGAATTAAAGGATAGGTATCCTGATGAGGGTATGACCCGTGGTGTTTCAGTTCGTTATGTTCAAGATAAGCTTTCAAACTGCCTAGCCAATAATCATGACTATGTAAATATGTTCATGGTTCTAAATGAGCTTCGTGAAGGTTTAGAAGGAAGTTCTTTGTTGAACAATAAGGATGATGTTGGTCGATACATCACATGTATTGATTTAGTAGTTAAGAAGTTGACTGAAATTTTAAAAGCCGAAGTTCAGAAGGCTCTTGTTGGTGATGAAGATGCGATTATTCGCCTTTGTGCTAATTACATTGATAATATCATGGCGTATATCAACAAAAGTAAGATTAAAGATCCAATCACAGGGCAAGATAGAAAGCCTGATGAAAGATTGATGCGAGCCATTGAATCTAAGATCGACATACCAGAACCGGGTGCTGATGATTTCCGTAGGCAGATAGCTGCTTTTATTGGCGACCTTGCAATCAAGCACAAGCAATTTAGTTGGGATTCTAATCCAAAATTGAGAAAAGCTTTAGAAGCAAAGCTTTTTGAAGATGTAAAAGATACCATTAAGTTGTCCGCACTCAATGTTAGCGGAGCAACTGTGGTTGATAAGGATATTCAAGAAAAAATAGATGCGATTAAAACTCGCCTTATCAAACAGTATGGTTATAACGAAAGATCTGCAACTGATGTTCTAGATTTTGTTGGATCTATATTTGCAAGAGGCGATCTAGCCGAGGAATAATAGAACATGTGTCCACGCAGAATTGAAGAAGATCATAAAGACTTTATAGATGTTGTCTCAGGCAAACTTCGTAAAGCACTTAAAAAGTTTATCAAATCTGGACAGATAGTAAAATCTCGTGGCAAACGAGGTAAAATTTCTATCACAATTCCAAAAATTGATATTCCTCAAATTCTTTATGGTGACAACGGCAATGGCATCGGCAGAGGTAAAGGCAAGGATGGCGATGTCATTGATAAGGGCAAAAAAGCAAATGGCAATGGGGCAACTCAGGATGAAGGTGAAGGAATCACCGTAAGTCTTGATTTGGAAACTGTATTGAAGTTCATGCAAGATGAACTGGAATTGCCAAATTTAAAGCCAAAAGTAAATGATACATTCGATGAAGTAAAAATCAAATATAATAATATATCTTTGGTTGGTCCCGAATCTTTGCGTCATAATAGAAGAACTTTTATCGAAGCTTTAAAAAGGCAATGTGCAGATGGAACTGCTAATAATTTTGAAATAGTTCCGGGTCTTAGCATGCCTATGAAGACAATCAAGCCAATTAAGCGTGACAAGCGTTATAGGCAATACAAAGAAGTTAAAGTTCCTTCTAGCAATGCTTTGATCATTTATGCCCGTGATGGATCTGGATCGATGGATCAAGCTAAATGTGAGATCGTATCAGATATGGCTTGGTGGATTGATGTTTGGATTAGACAATTTTATAAAAGAGTTGATCGACTTTTTGTGTGGCACGATTCTCTTGCCATGGAAGTAGATGAAGAAAAGTTTTATAACTACCGATATGGCGGAGGAACAACTTGTTCTTCTGCTTTGAAATTTATTCAAAAGCAATTTGAGAATAGATACCCTCCGCAAAAGTGGAACATTTATGTTTTTTACTTTACGGATGGAGATAATTGGGGCGATGATAATCAAGTATTTATCAACACATTAAAAGAATCATTTCCAGAAAAGGATATTAATTTAGTCGGGATCACACAAATTTTGCCTTATAACTATACCAATAGTGTTAAGTATCATGTCGATAAGGCATTGGAAACTGGAGAGCTTGATAAAAATAATATTCGTACCACCGAAATTAACTTTGGAAATGGAAATCCTAATGATTCGAATATGCGTGATGATGAAATTAGAAATAATCAAATTTTAGATGCAATTAAAAGTTTGATGGGTAATCAAAAATCAAAGTAAAATTTAAGGATTTATAAGATGTCTAATAAGTTCATGCATGGTTCTTCGCTTCTTATTGGCGACAACACAATTCCCGGAGTTCAGCTTCCAAAACAATTAAAAGAATATGCTCAAATAATTTTAAATGTTTGTAAAGATTGGGGTTTGGACTTTTATCCAACCGTAGTGCAACTTCTTACCTACGATGAAATCTCTGAAGTAGCAGCGTATGGTGGCTTTCCAGTACGATATCCACATTGGTCATTTGGCATGCAATATGAAGAATTGCAGCGTGGATATGAAAATCAAATGCACAAAATATATGAGATGGTTATCAATTGCTGTGAACTTGACGCTCCGGTTTTGACTAAGCGTGGTACAATTCTAGCTGGAGATGTGAAGGTAGGAGATCAAGTTATTGTTGGTAGTGAAACTAGGAATGTTGTCGCCATAAAAAAACAAAATTCTTCTCAAACCAAGAAAATTTTTCTTAAAGGTGGTCAGACATTAGTTTGTACGCCAAATCACAAGTGGCGTATACTTTCCGATAAAGGTTTGATCTGGAAAAAGACATCTGAAATTATTTCTGGTGACATTTTTGTAGGAACTGATTCTTATGAAAATAATTGGGATGCACCAAGTATTGACTGGTCATCAAAACAAGTCATTGAATCAACAAGACCAAACATTAGACATTGTGTCAAAGAAATTTATCCGCCAAATCAGATTACTATGGAATTGGCAGAACTTCTTGGAATTTTGGTTGGAGATGGATCAGTAGGAGTAAAGTCGGCTGAAAATATGTTGACTGTTGCTGTTGGTAAAAAACATAGGTCATACGCAGAACATGTTGTATTTTTGTTTGAAAAGGTATTTGGAATCGGAGCAGATATTTACGAAAAGCCAAATTGTTTCAATGTAACATTATGCTCAAAAAACGCAGTTGATTTTGTTAATTCGATTGGTTTAAAGAAAGGCAACACATTTAAAGAAAAAGTAATTCCAGATATTATTTGGAAGTCTCCTCCTGCCTATAGATGTGCTTTTATTCGTGGTTTGTTCGATACTGATGGCTATGTGGTTAACCATGTTGGTTTTAGTTGCTACAATAAAAAATTGGCAGATGATGTTCAGATTATGCTTTCAGAAATGGGAATTCTTTCTAATTTAAAAACATTAAAAAATGGCAAGGGTAAAAAAGGTGATCAAAAATATATTAATGTTGTTAAAATTAAGGGAATTTGGGCTGAAAATAAATTTTACAATAGAATAGGTTTTGTGCTTAACTATAAGCAAGAATTACTTAAAAAATTACTTGATAGAAAATTTTGTCGTAATGGAGGTATGGAGTTGCCATATATTCAACAACAATTGATTATGTGGGCAAAAAATCTAAACATTACAACATATAACAACCATAGTCTTGGCTATTCAATTAAAATGTTCGAGAAACAAAAAGTTGGGATTAATTCTTTTTCTTCATTTGTACAAAGAGCAGAAAATCAAGGATTAAGTGTTCCAAATGAAATTAAAGATATTATTTCAAATCCTTTATTTGTTGTTGAGCATGTTGTTGATGGAGATGAGATCGAAACTGTTGATATTGCATTGGATCATGATGCTCATGATTTTATTGCATATGGATTGATTACTCATAACACATCGCCATGTTACATCTATTGCTTAGATAGCAACACATTATTGGATCATCTGACTGTTATCGCTCACGCCACTGGTCATAATGATTTCTTTAAAAATAATATTCACTTTTCTGCTACTGATACAAACATGTTGAACAACATGGCAAATCATAGTAGCCGTATTAAAAAATATATGGCTAGATGGGGCAAGGAAAAGGTTACTGAATTTCTTGATTATTTACTTCGCATTGATACTTTGGTTGATGGAGCATCGGCTTGGCATCAAAAAGTTATCAAAGATAGAAATATTATTGATAAAAGAAATTATAGATTTCCAAAAAGACTTAAAGTTGATAGTGATCGATTTTATATGGATAATTACATCAACACAAAAGAGTTCAAAGAAAGAGAAAATGAAAAGGTAAAAGATAAGGATCTTGCAGAAGAACTTGGATTTTTTATAGAACCAGTTAAAGATATATTTGGATTTTTGCGTGATAATGCTCCACTTAAGCCTTGGCAACAAGATATCATGTCTATGATCTATGAAGAATCAATTTATTTTTTCCCACAGAGACAAACCAAAGTATTAAACGAAGGATGGGCTTGCGGACGAAAAGATTCTCTTGTATCTACAAATATGGGCATTTTGACATTAGGTGAAATTGTCGATAAAAAGTTGCCTGTTATGGTTTATGATGGTGAAAAATCTAGAAATGTTACAAATTGGTTCACTTTTGAAAATCGTGATGTTTATAGGATTGAAACTAGAAGAGGATATGTTTTTGAGGGTTCAAATAATCATAGAATTATGGGTAATAATGATTGGGTTCGTCTTGATAAAATGAATGTAGGTGAAAAAGTTAAAATATCATTTTCAAATATTTGGACGAAAAAATATCAAAAAATCGATTATAAATTGCCCAATAAAAGGATAGAATTGAAGCAAATTTGTAAAAAAGCATCAGTGACTATGTCTCAAGTCGTTTATAGAAAATATCATTATAAAGGTGAAGAAAAAAATGACAATTTAGACAAATTGCTCAAGCAATATGATGATCAGTCTATGACATGCATGAGAAATAAAAGGAAATGTATATCTTTGCCTTTTTTTATGGATGAAGAATTTGCTTCATTTGTTGGATATATGATTGGAGATGGTCATATATCTAAAAGCAAGAGAACTCTTGGCTTAACAACTGGAGATAAAGATCAAGCCGATAATTATATTCGTCTTACAAAGAAATTATTTAGTATAGATTGTAAATCTAGTTGGGATGACACATCTAAAAATGGTCGATATAGAATTTCTGTAACTTCAAAAGAACTTGAAGAACTACTTGTTTATTTGGGAATGAAAACTGGAGTCTGTGCTAGGATTAAGCAAATACCAGAAATTATTCTTAAATCGCCCAAGAGTGTTATCGCTTCTTTTGTAAGATCGTATTTTGATTGTGATGGTTATGCGGGGAATGCTGGTGTCATTCTTTCCACCGCAAGCGAAGTTCTTTCCAGACAAATACAAAATGTTTTGTTGAATTTTTGCATATTATCAACAAGACGCAAACAAAAAGATTCTTGTTGGCATGTACGCATAACCGGACAGGAAGCGGTAAAGTATTATGAGCAAATAGGTTTTGGATTATCTAGAAAACAGCAAAAGTTAAAGAAGTATATTGACAATCATAAATGGTTTATTGATCAAAAACTTGAAGATGAAATTGTTTCTATCGAAAAAATTGGAAAAGATACAGTGTATGACATTACAGTAGAAACAAGTCATCGATATTCGGCTTGTGGATTTATGAATCATAATAGTATGACTGACCATGTTATCATGGCAGAACAGGGTTATGTCGGCTTGGGTCAAAAGACTCATGATTCTGGAATCATTGAATACGCTGCACACAAGATGGGTGTTCTTGGTGGAAAATATAGCACCAATCCTTATAAGCTAGGATATAATCTTTTGTCCGATATTCGCAATCGTTGGGATAAAGGTCAATTCGGCAATGAATGGGATGATTGCACAAATTCTAGCAAGAAAGAAAAATGGGATACCAAGGCAATGCTTGGTAAGGAAAAAATATTTGAAGTTAGAAAGTATTACGATGATCTAACTTTAATACATGAATTTTTTACCGAGGATTTCTGTCGAGAACAAGAATACTTTGAACATAAGCGTTATCCAAGCGGAGAGACGATTCTTGAAAGTCATGATTACAATAAGATAAAAAAATTGTTGATGGCTCGCCATGTAAATGGAGGACTGCCAGATATTCGTTTAACAGAGCCTAATTATCGTGGTAAGGGCTATCTGATGCTTGAGCATACATTTGAAGGCAGACCGCTTCATGAGCCTTATGTTCGAGATGTATTGGTTGGTCTAAGATTCATTTGGGGAAATGATGTTTTTCTTTCCACTAAAGGTCATGATGGTACTGATGTCGTATTCGAATGTTTCGATAATGATCCTGCTAATGTAAGAATTCGAGAAAAGAAATAAAGGAAAAAATTATGGATTGGCTATTATCAGATGAATTTGTCACTTTTTCTCAGCGAGTTTCTGAAATTCACAATGAGAAAAAACAGATTAAACAACAATTAAAAGAGTATTATGAAAAAACACAGGTAAAATTAAAAGAACTTGAAGCTCAAGCTCAAGCTTTATCTGATGAATTTGAAAAATGGAAAAAAATACAGTCTGAAGAACCTACAAAGGCATCAATTAAGAAATAACTTTTAATTCTGCAGAACCGTCTAAAAGATTGAAATAATTGTGAAGCCTCCAACTAAATATATTGGAGGTTTTATGAAATATTCAAGTCAAAGACTTACCTATCAATTCGTTCAAAGTTTCTTCTTAAAAAATGGTTGCAAATTATTAGAAGATACTTATATCAATGCTCGCACACCAATGAGGTATCGTTGTTCTTGTGGAAACGAATCTAAAATTGTTTTTTATAGTTTCAAATCTGGCAATAGATGTAAAAATTGCGGTTCTCGCAAAATAAGCGAACGATTCTCTTATTCTCATGAAAAAATAAAATCTGAATTCGCAGCCGTTGGTTGTACGCTTTTGGATCAATACGAAAAGTCTTCCAAGAATATGCGATATATTTGTTCTTGTGGCAAAGAAGCAAAGATCTCTTGGAATAATTTCAGAACAGGTAAAAGATGTTGGGATTGCGGAATTGCCAAACGATCTGGAGAAAATCATTATGAATGGGTTGATGATCGAGAGAAATTTAAAATGGACTTGATATTTCGACAGAGATCGTATAAATTATTGAGTATGAGTTTGGCGGTTACTGGCAGAGTAAAAAAGTCTAAAACTTCAGCTTTACTTGGCTATGATTATAAAGAATTGCAAAATCATATAATCAATCATGAGAATTATGAAAAGGTAAAAAATGGAAAGTGGCATATTGACCATATTTTCCCAATCAAGGCGTTTTCAGATCATAAGATTTGGGATTTGTCTTTGATCAATTGTTTGGAGAATTTACGACCAATTTCAGCTTCTGAGAATTGTCGTAAAAATGCAAAGTACGATAAGCAAGAATTTTTAATTTGGCTTCAAACTAAACAAAGAGATTGAACAATGACATTTACGAAAGGAGTAACAATGAAGGTGGAGATTGTTGGTTTTGAACATCTCCACCTTCATTAGTTACTCCGACTTTTCCGTCCTCGATGGGCTTGGAACATGCGAAGAATATTCGGTTCGTGCTACAGAAATAAATCAAAATTTTCTTACAATTAGTGATCATGGCATGTTGGGAGCAGTTCCCAGACAAATCAAAGCATGCGAAAAGATATGTGATAAATATGGGAAAAATAAACTTTCTCCCATATTCGCTGCGGAACTTTATGTAAATAGATTGCAACCACAATCCTCTTCTTTGTCGGACATGCAAAAATTTTCTGAATCTCTCTCTCCAAGTGAATTATTGGAACTGAGAGCAAGTCCACACTTATTAGCCATAGCATATAATGAAACTGGATATAAAAATCTTGTTCGTTTGACATCTTGGGGTTGGACGAAAGGATTTTATAGAAAGCCAAGAGTAAATTACGAACAACTTGAGAAGCATAAAGAAGGCTTATTTTTTACAAGTTGTTGCTATAACAGCGAAGTTGGCAGAGCATTTGATGCTGGCGGAGAAGAAGCTGGATTTCAAATGATAGAACGATACATTCAGATGTTTGGTAAAGAAAATTATCTGCTTGAAATTATGCTTTTAGATTTTGTTAAACAAAAACCTTATGACGCTTTTATTGTTAAAGCAAAGCAAAAATTTGGATTGAAGATTATTCTTACGCAAGATTGTCATTATTGCCGTAAAGAAGATAGTCACTTGCAAAGACTTATGTTGATGGTTCAGACCAACAGAACATTAAAAGAAATTCAAAGGGCAATGAAAGAAGATTCAATGCAGGATTTCTTCGAATTGCAGGATGCTAATCTATGGATGAAATCTGAGGAAGAACTTAATGAAAAGTGGCTGAGTGATTATAAAGATATTATTCCTTATGAAATTTTTTGCGAAGCTAAAAAGAATACAGTAGAGATTTGTCGTAAAGCAAAAGGTGTCGAATTAGATAGAAGTCTGAAACTACCTATATTTCCAGATTGTGACCAAAGGCTTAAGGATGAAGTCTTGAGAGGATTTAAACATCGTAATTTGCCAATGACTACAGAATATAAAAATAGAATAATTGAAGAGTTGAGCCTTATAACTCGCAAAGGTTTTAGTACATATTTTCTTATTCAAAAGATGATGACTGACGAAGCAAGAAAATGGTGTAGAGAAAATATCGGTGGTGATGGAACTCAAGCTGTAGGACCCGGAAGAGGAAGTGCTTGTGGATCTTTGGTTTGTTATTGCCTTGGAATCACTGATGTCGATCCAGTATATGAAGGTCTTTTGTTTAGTCGATTCATGTCTGAGGCTAGAGGCGGTAGATCTATTTGTTTTGATTTGTAAAAAAATATTTTTAAAAATCAAAAAAATAAAACAATAAAACTATATTAATTTTATGGAAACTACAATCACTGTAGATCTCGGCACGATGCCAGATCTCATCTATATGATCATCAAGGATGAAACCTTATTCGCTGAACTAAAGGCGGAATTTCCAGATATTCTTGCCGACCTAACAACATTAAAAACCAACCCAAACTGCTCATGCAGAGGAAAGGTTGGCAAGTTTTTTTCCGACAAAGTAGCTGCTGATCCGAACATTTTGGAAAAGTACTACAAGGATAAAGCTGCGATAGTTAAAGAACTTGAAGCCATTAAGCTAAAAAGAGTAAATAACGCAATTAATGGTAAGGTTTTCAAGGTGCAGCTTGGTGATGAAGCTTGGGCTAATTTCAACAAGACTATTACCGGAAAAACTTTTAGAAGCTTCTCGGTTGTTCGAGAGTTCGATTATATGTGGGTTTATTTCCTATGATATTTTTAATTTATCTAGTTGCATGTCTCGGTGTCGCATACGCTTGGTCCGACACCGATGTTGCACGACCATTTAGAAACTTGGTAGCTAAGATACCATATGTTAATGTTCCAATGCTTTGCCATGAATGCAGCAGTTTTTGGTTTTCTTTAGGAATCTCATTTTTGCTCAATCCGGTAGGTGAACTATATGTTCCATTTGCTGGAAATCTGATTTCTGCCTTTTGTGGGTTTTTTGCAAATCTTTTATTCGTTCGTAACCGATGGGTATCCTACAAAGAATAGAAAAAATTCTAAATTAAAGAAAAAAAACAGGCTTGAAAATCAAGCCTGTTTTTTTAACATGCATTATTATCTGCAGTTTTAACAGCACCAGTATAAGTCATTTGACCAGATGCTCTAGTGCTACCAATAATTGCCGACCCAGCATACCCACTTATATTTATATTAAATGATGTTCCTGTTGGAATCGTAATTGATGCTAAGGTTGCTGCAACTCCTCCGGGTCCAATGTTTGAAACAGAACCACTGGCAAAAGTAGTTCCACCAACAGTGATTGTGAAATTAACACTTCTAGATCCAGCAGGAAGTTCATTTGGAAGATTTGAAAAATCACTTGCACATACGAAAGCACGGAAAACTAATTTTACCGTTAGTGGAGGCAGATAACAAATTCCTTCTTCGCAAGTTTCGCCAGCTGGACATGCATTTCCGCAAGATCCACAATTAGATGAACTTGTTTCTGTATTTGCACAAACACCAGAGCAACAAGTTTCTCCAGCAGCACAAGCGTTTCCGCAAGTTCCGCAGTTTGCTTCATCTGTTTGAAGTGCTTTGCAGACACCATCGCAACATGTGTAGCCAGCAGCACATACAGTTCCACAAGTTCCACAGTTAGCTTCATCTGTTTGTAATGCTTTGCAAACACCAGAACAACATGTGTAACCAGCAGCACAAGTGTTTCCACAAGTTCCACAGTTTGCTTCATCTGTTTGTACGGCTTTACAAACACCAGAGCAACATGTTTCGCCAACAGCACATTCTATTCCGCAATCACCACAATTTAATTCATCCTCATATGTCGCTTTGCAAAAGCCGTTGCAACATGTTCCGCTACAAGAGCTTCCGCATGTTCCACAATTGCTGAGATCGGTTGCTGTGTTTCTACAAACACCAGAACAACAGGTGTAGCCAGCAGCACACTCTATTCCGCAACCTCCACAACTAGCTTCATCTGTTTGTACGGCTGTGCAAATACCACCGCAACATTCTTGACCAGCAGCACATACAGTTCCACAATTTCCGCAATTTTCTTCATCTGTTTGTACTGATTTACAAACACCAGAGCAACATTCTTGACCAGCACCACATATAGTTTCACATGTTCCGCAATTAGCTTCATCTGTTTGGAGTGCTTTACAAACACCAGAACAACATTCTTCGCCAGCACTACAAGCGTTACCGCAAGCTCCGCAATTAGCTTCATCTGTTTGAAGTGCTTTGCAGACACCATCGCAACACTCTTGACCAGCAGCACAAGCGTTACCACAAGTTCCGCAGTTTGCTTCGTCTGTTTGTACAATTTTACAAACACCACCACAACATAGTTCGCCAGCAGCACAAGCGTTGCCACATGTTCCGCAATTAGATTCATCTGTTTGTACTGATTTACAAACACCAGAGCAACACTCTTGACCAGCACCACATACAGTTTCACAAGTTCCGCAA